TGTAACGTAGGTCTCGGTGTAAATCGCATGGCCGTTGCTATGACTCGTCGTGATGTCAGTCATTGACTGGTCTATCGGTGTACCATTCTTAGCGATGTAAACCTTGATTTGGCTATTGTTGTTCTGCGCAAAGACCATGGATGCAGCGATGTGAAGGGTCGCACCCGTTGTGCCGGTGTAGGTCAGAGAATTGGTAGTCCTTGAAAAGTTGTAGGTTGACAAAACGCCCGATTTCATCGCACTTGTCAACTTAACTCTTTGCCCTTGCGTCGGGGTAAAGGCCGTGTCGGTGTCTATGTAAAGGTTCGCAAAGCCCCTTTCCCGGTCAAGCGTTGCGGTGTCAGCAAGGTCGTCAAATAGACCACCCACACGGGATGCGGTGTTCGCCCCGGCAGCGGTTTCGTTGGTGATGGTCGCAGAACTCGCTTGGAGTTGGCTTCGTGTTTGTACGCTCATGCGAAGGATTGGTCAAAGGTTGAATCAAATACCCTCACGCTGGATGCGAGATAGGTGTTGTAAGTGATTGAATTGGCGTAGGTGTTGAAGCCTATCGTTGCGGTTTGTAGAAAAGCCAAGCCCGTTTCAACGACCGCCAAAGCAGCGGTAACCGTGCTATTGGTATCGTAAACTTCGTAACGATACGAGCCTGTTTCAAGCGACCCCACGGCAATCTGAAATTGGTCATAGCGGTTGGTATAGTTGGAAAGGTTGGCAGATTTCAGCAGGGTAAAATCGGTCGTGGTGTTCTTGGCGATGCTCGTAAGTCGCAAGATGTAGCGGTCCCCCGTGCTGGCTCGCTCGGTCCAAGTAACCGTCAGGGTGTTGGTTGTGTCAGGGTTCAGGTAAAGCATCTGCTTGTAAATGTGCGATGCCCCCGAATTTCACAATTTGCGCCCAATCTGCCTGTATAGTTCGGCCCGCTTCTTGGCGGTTTCGGCCACGTTGAACTGCTTTTTGATGTCGGCCGTGAGGTTGTCAGCCAAGCCCTTACGCAGGTCGGGGTCAAGGATCAACTGCTTGATGTACTTGTACCAGTCCTTGGGCTTGTTGTAAGGAACGAGAAACCCGTTCTCCCCGTGTCGGATGACATCGGTGTAGGGGATGGTTTCGGATGCAATGATGGCCTTGTTCATCCACCCGGCCTCGACCACCTTCAACTCGGACTTGAGTTTGTTAAACTTGGTATCTCGCAAAGGTGCAAGGGTAACGTTTACGAAGTTGTAGCCCCCGACGTAGGAGTAGATGTCAGCAGCCTGAATGCGTCCGTAGTTCGGGTTGTTCCCTTGGTCGCTTATGATTTTCTCGTAGCCCTCGTAAACGGGGTTGTTGTCGTTCCACCCTCCGAGATAGAGGCGGTATTTGCCATCCAAGTTTGCATCCCAGCGTAACTTCTGCATCCCCTCACGGAGCAGTTCCATGTCCTCGCCATGCTGCGCCCCACCGAACCAACCGAACTTGACGAGGTGCTTGTCGGGTTCTTCTTCGGGGTTGGGGATGAATTGCTGATAGGCTTCGTAAGGCTCATTCTGCAAGATGCTCACATTGGCGTTTAGAGGCCGTATGCGGGCAGCAAGATGCTCGGTGGTACAAGTTACCCAATCGGCCAATTTGATGTGCTTGCGAATGACCTCTGCGAGTTTGGTTTGGTGATAGTGGCGGTACATGATGTGGCCACTCTCAAGGACCCAGTAATCGTCCAAGTCAAGGATGACTTTGGCTCCGAATTGGGTCAGGGCTTTGTAGACGTTCTCCACCTGCTCCATCGTCCCCTGACACCAAAGCCTGCTGAAGAGGAACAGGTCAATGGACTTCAAGCCCTCGTCGCTGATGGTCGTGATATTCTCAACGCAGACGTAATCAAATTCCGGGTAGTTGTCGCCTAAGTATGCGTTCGGCATTTCAAGGCGGTAGAAACTGCACCCGGTTGGATGGGCGTTGTAAACAATACAAATCTTCATGGCCGTAAAAATAAGAAGGGCAGCCATTGCTGACTGCCCTCCCAAACCTCAGTGATGAAAACCTAAGTCAAAGATACTACGAGCCGAGTATCTGCGCAGTCGATGGTGAAAAGACTGTGGATGCAATCGAGAACATCGGGTCAGGTTCCATCCCAGTCAAAGTCAACTCGTATCCGCTGCGGTCCCCAAAGGCAGTACCAGTTCCAGCGGTTCCAGCGGTTGCCTCCAAGCCGTTGGCAGAGCCTAACAACCAGTAGCGGTTGTTGTTGTCTTGGACGATGACGATGACACGGTTGCGTACCAGCAAGCGGAGTTCGTTGCGGACTGCGACTTGCAGTTTGTTGATAGTGAAGGTTACTTCGGGGGTATAGTAGATTGAACCGTTCTCAATGCTTGCGTTCAAGGTTTCAGTCAAAGACGAAGTGGCCTTGGTCAAGTCGTACTCGAAGAACCCACCCGAAGCATACCCCGTGAAGCCCGTAACCGCACCTGAAAGGTTGGCGTTGCAGGACCCCGTTGGGATGAAGGATTGAACGTAGATTGTTTTGATTCCACCTACGGAATCACGGCAGCCGAGGGCGTAGCCAGTAGTTAGGGAGCAGGACATATGTGTATTTGGGTTTTAAGTTTCAAGAGAACAAAAAAGCAGGGGGAGGTTTCCCTCCCCCCTACACATTAGGTCAAGCGGAAGTCAACAACCAAGTCTGGATACGCTATTTGTACGCCTGCTTTGAAAGCTGCGATACTCCGTACTTCGTCTAGGTCCCTTGAATAAAAAATCGAGAACTGCTCCTCGTCGCTCAAAAGGTCCGTCCCGTAGAAGAAGTTACCGAGGTAAGATGCAACGATGCGGTTGGTGTTGGTCAAGCCGGGAACCGCGATGACACGGACGTTTGTGCCGGGATAGATGATGTCCCCGTCAGCAAGACCAGCCAAGTCTACTTGGTTGTACATAACGCCTGTGGAGGCTTTGAAAGCACCAATCAAGGTACGGAAGTTGTTCCAACCGCAGAAGATTACGAGGTCAGTCTTGGTCAGAATGGCCTGTGGAATTTGGTTGTAGATTCCGTCAAAGATGGAAATCACGTTGCTTGTAGTGATACCAACGGAGGCAGAAACCGCTCCTGTGTTACCGCTGATGGTAGAACCTGAAGCAGCGTTCAACAACTGGTTGACACCTGAAAAGTAAGCGTTGCCCTGCCAAATTGCAGTTTCCAAAGCCTCTGCGATGCGGAGAGCCTTCTGCTCGGCAAACGCCTGCTCGAAAGGAACGCCTTCGTACATTGAACCTTGGGTCAACTGGGTCTGCATCCAGTACTGCTCCAAGGAGCGAGGACACAAAGTTTCCATGACCTTCATACGGCCAACGGTGATGACACGCTGACTGAATGTGGTTGTGCCTGAACTTGTGAAACCGCAAGTATCACCGCCTTGAATCAATGCATCGGTGTCCATGAGGTTGAGGGCAGCAGCGAACTTGATACCAACTTGCTTGGTAAAGAGGGCTGCTGAACGAGCGGAGAATACCGCTTTGGTGATGAGAGGAAGCCTCTCTTGGTCGGTGTAGGCGACTAGATTGCCAAAATTGTAAGCCATTTTTAGTGGGGGTTTAGGGGTTTAGTTTTTGGATTTGAGTGATTGTAGTGCTTGTGCGAGAGCATTGAAGTTCTGCGAGGCTTGAGCCTTGCGTTGCTCAACGATTGCGGAACCGCTGGCCTTGGGGGCTTCGGCTGGGAGTTCGGAAACCTTCTCGACGATGTCGGCCATGGTTTCAACCTGCGATGCGAACGCAGACATTTTCTCCTTCATCTTGCCCATCTCGGCATAGGCAGCCTTGAGTTCGTCCATGATGGCTCCGAGGTGCTTGGCGACGATGGCCTCAACAACTTCGGGGGTCATGGCAGGATAGGCTTCCTTGATTTCTTCGGTGACCTCTACGGCTACTTCGGGAGTGATTTCAGCAGCAACGGGCAAGGCTTCGATTTCGGGGGTTGCTACTTCGGCAGCAATGACCTCGACGATTTTGCCTCCTTCGGTCTTGATAGTTCCAACGCCCTCAACGACGTGTTCGCCATCGGGTGCAGGGAGCGTGCCTTCTTCGGCTACAACGTAAACGGCAGTACCGGCAACGAGGTCCCCGTCAACACGGACAACCGTGCCATCGGTCAACTTGTAGTCAGCAAAGGACTGCTTTTGGGTGCTGAATTTGCGGAGTTCAGTCCGCAGGGATTCGATTGCGTTTTTCAGGTTCATAGTTAGTGGGATTTGTAGGTGGGGGTTAATTGTTGCAAAAAAGCGGTAAGTTCATCGGCCAAGCCAGCGAGTGCGACCTCCAGTTCGGATTCGGTCTTGTCCATCCCGAACAGTCCCTCAACGGAGAAACCCCTGAACAGGTTGCGGTTGTCCCACACCTCGTCGTTCTCGACTTTGAAGGAGCCGAACCAAGAGCCATCGGGTGTGTCCTCGTAGCCTTTCGGTGGCATAATACCACGCTCGGAGTCGGTGATGTAGGACTCGAACATGAACACGCCATCCAATTCGGCGTTGTGGTAAGCGTTGACGTTGTGCTGGTTGCCTTGCTTGAAATACTTTTGGACGATTTTGCGGATGGTGGGCTTGTCGAATACGACGTAGTACTCCCCGTAGGTTTCGTCCTTCCTAAAGATGGGCGTGTCTGCAAGCATAAGAGGGCCGGTAAGGACTCTCCGTTCGCCTGTTTCGGTGAACTTTTGTGGTGTCTTTGCAAAGGCTTGGAATGGCCGTTCGATTGCTGGCATATCGGTCAGGGCCACGAATTGGACCCCTTCATCCACCTCGTCCACGGTCATTCGGTATATTGGCAGTTCCATAGTGGTAAATGTGGTTAGGCTCCAAGAGTTGCAAATTCCTCCAACCTCCGAACCCTGCGAGTGCTTTGGGTGATGTCCCTCTCCACCACATAGGCTCGCATCGGGGATGATCCTTGGCCTTGGCCCATTGCAGCACCATCGGTTCCAAGCATGGTCGTTTGAGGGTTAGCAAAGATGGGCGGTGGTGCTGCGCTTGCTCCTGCACCCGTTACGTCTGCACCGGGAGATCCTGCACCTGCACCGCCTTGGAATTGTTGAGCCTTAATCTTGGCGACGTTTGCAAGACCAGCAGCAAGGGCAAGACCTGCTTCCACGAACCTTTGCCCGGGGAATACGGATTCAGTCGGCTTCAAAGCGAGTGCCGAACTGACGGCAAGGTAGGTGTTCACGATGGCTTGGGCTATGGATGCAGCCTTGGCGACATTGAAGGCCCGCTTTTGTGCTGCCTCGCTCTTTCCAGCCGATGCGATGATGATGTCGTTGATGACCCCAAAGGACTGACCGACGTATTTCTCACGCAATCCAGCAAGGTCTTCTTCACGCTGGGCTTGACCCATCTTGGACTTTGCGTCAGCCGTGTCTACCTGCATCCGCCTTTGTGCTTCGGCTTGCATCGCTTTAATTTGCAGTTGCTCCTGCTCGCTTAACCTATCCAACTCCATTTCGTAGAGTTGAAGGTTCAAGTCCTCCACGAACTTGATGATGGCATTGTTTTCTTCCCTTAGTCGCTCCAAACGCTTCTGGGTGGCCTCTGCTTCCTTGCGTTGGCGTTCTTTGACCTGTGCCTCCCTCCTTTGGTCTGCTGCGATTTGGGCGTTCGTATGGGCTTCGTATGCATCCCGGTAATTGGAGAGGGCTGCTTCTTCACGCATCAAAGCGTCCTCCCTCGCCTTGGCGGCAATGGCTGGGTCGGGTAGGTTCAGGAACCTGCGGACCGCTGCGGTCAGGTCGTCCCACTTGGCTATCAATAGCCCTACGGCTGCAATGGCTGCACCGATACCCGTTGCAAGGAGGGCGATTCGGAAAGCCTTCATGGCCCCGGTACTTGCCCCGACTGCGGTTGCGTAGAGGGCTTGTGCTGCTGCCTGCCCTTGGGTTATTAGGATGCTATCCTTGTTGAGCAGGTTGGCGACCTGCTGCACTCCAGTAGCGAGAGCCATGGCCCCTTGGACCTTGAGTAACGATTTCTGCAAGTCCTCGTTCTCGGAGCCGAACAACGCTGCTGCACCTTGGGCGATTTGGAACCCTGCCGTTATCCCCTGCACCGCTGAAACAACGGTGTCAATCCTTACGGTGTCGCTTGCAAGGGTCTTGATTCGCTGGCTTGTGTCCCCGATTTGGTCTTTGAGTTTCCCCGCCTCGGCCTCCATTTGCTTGAACGCCTTCGTGCCTTCTTGCCCGGCCAAAGACATATCGATAAGCGTCTTTTGGAGTTCACGCAGACGCTGCTTCGCACTCGTCGTGCCTTGTGCGGTGGAGTCCTTGATTCCTACTTCGAGGACGATTTCTTTAGTTACTGCCATAGTTTTTTATTTGTCTGCCCATGCTGGTAATCCCGACACAACCTCCAAGACCTGACCTTCGGTTCCTATTCCCAAGTTGACCCAATCGGCTCCGTCCCAATACTTGATGTCCCCTGCTGCATCGCCCGGAGTAAAGCCTTCACCTGCTGGGCCGACTGCACCCGTTGCTCCAGTCGCACCCGTTTCACCCGGAGGACCTGCAACCGCTGGGAGTTCTTTGATGGTTGGAATGGGAGGTACTTCGTTCGGGTAGTCCGAATCCGTTGCTGGAACCGGGCCGTCGTATGGTAGGTAACCGATTTGCTTGAACACGAACTCGGTCAAGTTGAGAATCCTGCGAAGGGTTACCCGGCAAGGCTTCTGCTGACCTGTCTCGTAATCCCGAATCTCAAGCAGCCTCCAACGGACCCCTCCGTAGTAGATAGGGGTTCGGAAGTCAAGTTGGCTGATGTCCACGGCATTGAGCATGATTGACAACTCCAACTGCATCGCTTCACGGCTGACGGTTTCTTGGATGAAGTTCCACCAATAGATGTTGAACAGGTTGTTGTTCGTGTATAGATAAGGGTCGCTATTTGCGGCAACATTCACCGCATAGTACAACTGCTTGGGGATTCCAAAAGCAAGGTCAAAGTTTGCATCGTAGGGGTTGTCAAGGTGG